CATTTCAGGGTTTCTTTATGATGGTCTGCGTAGGAATTTACGCAGTCTTAGTAGCGAATATCCAGATGTCCGATAACATACATTCTGCATTGTTCGGCGTGATGGCATACACGGTGATCCTGTGTCAGAAAGGCTACCACAAGGGTGAGAGATTCGTGCAGTTCGTCGACGGCGTAACTGATATCAAGAAAGCCTTTGACGGCAAATCCGAGACGCTGTATGTCGACGATGAAATGCTCTGCGCCGAGGATTACGTTGAGGGGCGTGTTGCGCAGGAAAAGAAATGGGGCAAAGGCCCCACGGATCACCCTTACACGCAGGAAGATTACGACAAGCTTGACCGCATTTACTCGGCCATAGCAGATGGTCGCCCCGCAATAGGCCCCCAAACGCAGATGGCGATAGAGAAGATATCCCGTTGGACACTTGAACAGGATTATTACTTTTACAACGGCGACCCGCAGAAGGCAAAACTGCTGGGTGACCTGATAAAAAGCGAGATGGAAAACGAACAGCTTCGCAAGAAGGACGAGTTGCCGCAAGACCTTGAAAAACTGGACGGCATCGTGAGGGCACTCGAAGCCAAGGGGCTGCTTGGACTGCCATTCCCGGAACTGCTGGCAAAACTCCATCCTGAGTATCAGATGACAAAGGACGCGGCGGAGCAGATTCTCCTCGCAATTTACAACACAAGCGCGTGGAACGAGGGACGCGCAGAGGTGGCCAGCCTGCCGCCCTCGCTCCGGCTTGATGATGAGCTGGGCGAGTTCATGCAAGAGCCCGACGAGGTTGAAAAAGAGATTTACCGCAAGCTCGACCTTGTCCGCGGTGATGCGAAATGAGGAAGGACTACGTTTACAGCCGCAGAAGCGGCGGTTTCATCAAAAAGCAGACCCGACAGGGTGTCAACTATGATGACTTCACCGACGAATGGTGGGCGCTCCTAATATCGTTTTTCCGGTATTATCCAGATTATCTGGAAGATATCACAGAGAATCCGAACTGCAAATATCACAACAGTCTGATAGGCCGCATAATGCGGCGAGCAATGGTACGTTACCGCATGGTGGACATCATAGGTTCGCGCGGAACAACTAAAACCAGCGCCGTGATAAGTTCGGCAAGCAATAAAGGCATCTTATACCCCGGCGAAGTCACAGCGTATTACGGCCCTTCTAATAAGCAGACAGCAAAGATCGCGTCGGAGGCGTGGCACGAATATCAGTACAACTACCCGTATTTGGCGAAGCACTGGAACGTTAACAATGATTCGTCGGACACCTTCAAGATAAGCACGGCAGAGGGCAGCGCAGTCGAAGTCGCAATAGACCGAGGACGCAATACCCACTGTGTCATAGGCGAAGAGTGTGGTCAGGAGGACGGTTCGGTTCCGTTCAATTGGTCAGACTTCAATCAGGTGGTCAAGGCAACAAACCGTTTGCAGCACCTGATTGACGGCGTTCCGGATCCGTCTCACCAAGACCTTGCCGAGATATACATCACGTCGGCAAGCTCGAAAGAGAACCCCGCCTACAGCGTTTACATCAAGGCGCGCAAGAAAATGGCTGACGGTGAGAGCGCTTTTGCCTGTGCTATTCCTTGGCAAGTTCCGGTTTTGTGTCATGTAAGACCGTTTGAATACTATGACGGGCTGCGAGACACGCTGACGAAAGAAGAGTTCATGCGCGAGTGCGAATCTAAATGCACAGGCAGTGTGGACAATCCCCTTCTTCGAGATCAGTACGTACAGGATGCTAAGACGCTGACCATTATGGAGGACAGGCATTGCGGCGACCCGAACGTGCGATACTATATAGGCTACGACGTCTCGTACCGACAGAGAAACGGCAACGCGATGTGCGCCGAGGTAGTGTTGAAAACCTACGAGCAGCGCAGGAGTACCAGTTTTAAGAAAGACTGTGTTTATTTGACCGACCTCCCCCCGCTTGATGCGGAGCGGCAGGCGCGGAGAATAAAGAACCGTTGGGCGCAGTACCGTCTTGAGGGAGCGCCTGAACCAATCATCGTTATTGACTCATGGCAGTTCGGTGAGGCTGTTGTGCAGCAGCTCCATAGAGACCTTGGAGATGGACTTCCGCCCCTCTGTACGGTCAACAATGACGACCGATACCTCGATTTGGTTCAGAAAAACGCAAAACCGTGTATTTATTCACTTTATGCAACACCGGGGCGCAGTGGCGCAGACCCCAACATCGACATGCTCGACTACCTCACACGAGAGTTTGAACATGGCAATGTGGGATTGCTCATAACCAACGTACATGAGGGTACACGGGCTTATAAAATGGCACACAACATCAAGGATGATACGCAGGATGTCAAAATCCAGCATCCGTACATCAAGACCAAGGAACTGTGCGACCAAATAGCTAACCTGCGCCGAAAGAAAACCGGCAGCGGTTGGACGCAGGAAGAGATAAACAAGCACATCAACAAAGACTTGTGGTCGGCAATGATGTACGCCGCGAGGCCGATAAAGCTTGACGAGGATGCTTTCGTAGCGTCGCAGAACCGGCGCAAGAGTAGCTATCAGGAAGCGGCTGAACATCTCGACAGTGAGATAACATACGCGCCGGTGAGGACGCGGAGCGTCAGACGCCTTGGCCGAGGAGCAATAGTTTGATGGATATTACGAAAAACAAACTGTGGGCGCTTCCCACGACTGATAAGAACCTGAAATTGCAGGAAACATTCAGCCATTTCTACTCTGACGCAGACCATATACTGATAATTTCTTCCGATAAGCCAAAGGGCGCGATAGAGGTCACGCCTGACCTCGAATACCTCCTGGCACAGTCCGATTGGCTGTGGATATGGAGCGAAAGTAACGCGGTCCGATGCGAGGAAGAACTAAAATACCGCAAAGAGCTTGACGATTACATGAAGGACTTTGAGAAGCGCTTCTTCGCAGAGCTCGATAAAATGCAGAAAGGTGGAGCGGACATTGGAAATACAGCAGATGGGGCCGATGGAAGCTCCGGCAACAACGAGTTATAAGGCACTCGGAGAGATATTGCAGAAAGCCAACAGCATGTACGGCGGCATGGGAATGAGCGACTATTTCACCGCTTTCTCTGCTGCCGGTGGGCTTGGATTTCTGAATAACTGGCCGCAGATACAGAACACCCGCGTAAAGGGCATAAACACGCGCCCTGCCGAGTTCACCAAAGATCAGATAAGCACAATGGTGCAGAACCCGGACGGCAGTGAAAAGAGCCTGAGAGCGGTGTCAGCGTCGCTTGCGTATAGCACCAAGACTTACGATCTGATCCTCAAGACCTATCCCGATACGCTTACCTATTCATGGTACGTATATCCCACGTACACCGATGCAGAGGTAAGCAAAAAGGATAAATTGCGCGACATGCTGCTGGCACAGCGGCTCGTTCAGACAGTGGGTGTAAAAGAAAAAGCCCATGAACTGTGCGGCCTGTGCATGAAATATGGCAAAGTGTTCGTCACACCGCGTATTTCGGTCGACAAAAGCCACAACAAAATAAACTACGCTTTCTTGCAGGAACTCCCGATGGACTGGTGCAAAATCGTAGGTTACAACAATGGCCCCGGCAAATACACAGTGGCATTTAACCTGTTTTACTTCATGCGGCCGGGCAATGACTGGCGTCAGTTCGGTGACCTTTTCGAGCCGTATATGCGGATTTTCGATGAGGTTGTCGTAAAAACGCCGGGGAAATACGTCTATAACACCATCGATACAGACAAATTCAAAGCCATTCACGCAAATGAGACAATAGGAAATCCCGAATGGGTAGCCGTAGGGCGGCAGTATTTCTACTGGGTAACGCTCCCTGCCGACAGGGTTTTCACCATCGAGGTAGATGATACCACTCCCCTCGTTATCCCGCCGAACACCGGCATGTTCGTGTCACTGACGCAGATACCTAATTACGAGGCGGCACAGCTCGAAATAATCCTTAATCCGTTGACGTCTGTGCTGACTGGCTCGCTTGAAACTTATGACCCGAAGAGCGCAACGGATAACGACCCTATAAGGGTCTCGGACACGACGAGGAAGCTTTTTGAGTATCTGTGGTATCAGATGCTCAATAAGAACAACACGAGCGGCATAGGGCTTTACCTTGCGCCTGCGAAAGACTTGAAGCTTCAGACGATTTCTGACACCGTTGCGAACACGGACATAAGCTCGACGGCATATTCAGACCAGATTCTTAAAGCGGGTCTCCCCTCTCTCATTCCCACCACAAACGACCCAAAGGTCGGCGTGGCGCAGCTTTCAGCTTGGCTTGCGGCTTCTTATGCTAAGTTCATATATGGCAGCATGGAGCGGATTATGAACTGGATGATAGAGAGCCTGAACTGCAAGACCCCGATGCGCTTCAAAATGTTCGGCGACATCTTCAAGATAGATGACGAAATCGAGAACGCACGCAAGGGCATGACCAACGGCTGTCTCACCGATACGCTCAAATATGATGCGCTGTCCGGACATACGATACTTGACGATATTGCAATATCTGATTTTGTGGACGAAAGCGGCGTGATGGATAAGCGCAGACCGCTTGTGACATCGTATTCAGCCAAGCAGGATACCAGCGGACTTCCGCCGCAGGCAAAAAAGGAAATCTCCGAGGACGGGCGACCGGAAGAACGCGGCAGCATAAACAGCGAGACGCATGAGGAAGAGATATGAAAGATCGTGCTCAAGAGAAACCGCCTGAGTTATCTGCCGAAATGATAGCAATTATCAACCGACTGCTTCAAGAAGGCAAGCGGCTGGAAATTGCCGCGAAACCCAACGGGATTCACCTTTGGGAGATTAAAAACAAGAAAATAGAGATGTAAGGAACCTCATGTAGGAGGTTCGACAAAGCCAATGCAGGGCTATTAGCACGAAGAAATTCGTGTTGGTAGCCCTGCTTTTTTATTTCACCGCAAGGGAGGAATGAGACTTGAGAGACTTTTACGCCGCATATCGGGAGGACAGATATTCCTTCCTTTATGAACCGATGCGCAGAGCTATGAGCGCGATGGGAAATGCCATGTGGAGTTTCGCGGCGATAAAGGAACAGACATGGTACAGCGGCTATGCGGCGCTGACACGAGCCATTCACGCGCTTGAACACAAGCAGCCGGAGTACATAGACCAGCTGAAAGACATCATGGCGAAGCTCGGTTTGCCGCTGGTTTATCCGACAATCCCGGAAATGCAGGACAGTTTTTCTTCCGTGGAAGAGGTGCTGGATAAGTGTATCAACCTCATCGACGGCGTTAACGACGGGCTGTCCGAGGTCATCGAGGTTTGCGACAATGCCAATTTCGAGCCGCTGGCACGCTATGCCGAGAACGTCCAGATGGAGAACTATCAGGACAGGCAGTGGCTGTGCGAGGCCAAGGCAATGGCGGAAAACGGCGGGATTAGCAGCACCAGTTTTGATAACTGGCTCAACCGCACGCTCAACGTGCCGCAGAAAGAGTGATGTCTTATGGCCAAGAACAGATACAAAGGCGCTGAAATAACGCGCACATCGCGAGGGCAGCTAAAAATTCTGTCCTCTGGCGATAGAAAACTCTACCGGGTCGAGCTGTGGATGCTGAACGACAAGGTGAACCGCAACAACTGGAAGTACATCAACCTCGCGGCGCACCTGCCTGAGTTCAAGGACATTCCCATTCTGACGGCCTATCTCCCAAGCGGGAAGATCGGCGATGGGCACAACTACGACCTCAAGAGAGACCCGAAAACGGGTGAAACCTACGCTTCTTTTACTGCCGCCGATGCCGAGAGGATAGTCGGCTGGATCCCGAAAGATGCGGATATCCGCTTAGAGCGGAAAGAAGACACAAGCTGGATAGTGGCCTCGGCATTTCTGTGGAAATGGTACGCACCGGAATTGGTTGACATGATCGCTCGGCAGGGGAACGGCATGGAAATCTCCATAGAAACGCTGGTGACCAAAGAACATATGGAAGGCGACGTTGCGGTCGAAGAGGAATACGTAGTGCTCGGCGTCACCGTCCTTGGCGCGGGAGTTGCCCCGGCTGTAGCGGGTGCGACCATCCAGTCCCTCTCTGCGATGAGAAACAGCATGGAAAAGATGTGTCTCAAAGCTGCCTCATACGCAAAGGAAGCTACAGCCAAAACAACCACACACGACAAAGGAGTGAAAGAAAACATGATTGACAAAGCACGACTCAAGGCGCTGTCGGAGAAGTTCAACGGCTATACCGTGGTCGGCGCTTCGAGCGATCTGAAACTTCTGGCTCTTGTGAACGCGAACGGTGAGCCTTTTACCTACTCCGTCGAGGAGAGCGACAAGGGCAACATCATTCCTGACCGAATAATGAGAGCCAACGCCTACGTTTCCTACAAGATAGGCGAATCCGAAGTTCAGGCGAGTCTCGATGCCTTTATGGGCGAGGCTGAAATCCGCTACAACGCCGCAACTGAGCAGGCGCAGGCCGACGCAAAGACCATCAAGCACCTTTCAGAGCAGCTTGACGCGATGAAGGGTAAGGAGGACAAGCGCCGCCTGAACGCCGCAAAGACCGCCCTTGAGGACGAGTTCAAGCAGTGCAGCGGCGCGGAGGGCAAGTTCGACAGCGAAATCCTCAAAGACCTCAAGGCGAGGGTTGAGAACGGCGATTTCACCGCTCGTGAGGACGCTGACGGCAACTGGATCGGCGAAGCGGAAGTACGCATGAGTGTCAAGGCGCTGTGCATGGACGAGCAGAAGAAGCTCGACGAAGCAGCTGCCAAAGCAAGCGAGAAGCACTACTTCAACTTCAACAACATCAAAGGCAACTCTGGCGGCAGTCCGCGCACTTTCGGCGAGCTTTTCAAGGGCGACGCTCACGAATAATGAAAAAGGAGTGACAAAATAATGGCTTTTACTGAGAAAACCGCATTCCTTCCGAGAATGTGGAATAACCGCAACGACGACCTGCAGAACATCGCGGGTAAGTTCGGCAGCCTCTCCGGCACGACCTTCACCCCCGCTGACTGCTCCGCAGGCTTCATCTGCAATAAGGGCGCACACATAGCGACCGGCGGCTACCAGATGACCGCAGCCGCAGACGGCACTAAGGACGTTTACTTCTGCAATCCCGGTGACGTACAGCGCGGCATGATCGGCAACGGTCTTTACGCAGAGGGGATCAACACTCTCGGCCTTGGCATCCCGTCCGGTGTACTGGACACCTTCTCCAAGGCTATTCCCGGCGAGACCTACGCTTTCGGCGAAGGCAACTTCTCCACCGCAGTAGACGCTACGACCAACATCTACGCCACCATCGCAAACGGACAGCTCGTCGGCACCAATGCTGCCCCCGCAGCCGGTTCTGGCATCTACTTTGAGCTCGATAAGGGGCTCGGCATCGACTCCTGGACTGAGTCCAACTATAACGCGGGCAGCAGATTCAACATGCTGTGCCGCAAAGCATAAGGAAGGGAGGACGCACAACAATGAATGAACTGCTGAAGTTTAACTCTGCCCTCGGCAACCTGACCAGCAAACCGCTGTCCGGTGACGAGTACACAGACCTTGTTACTCGCGGTAGGATCCTCGCGCTTGAGAAGGCTGGTCGCGAGAAAAACAGAGCGCTTGCCGCTGCTGGCAAGCCCACTGAGGACTTTGCGTTTGCCTGCAACAGCGCGAAGGCTTTTGAGGAGCAGTGCCGCGAGTGGACTGATGACGTGCTCTACTTTGCCGCTTCCAAGGCAAATTCCGTTGTCGGCAAGTCTACTGACCGCAAGGATCGCAGCACTTTTGCCAATATGTCTCTCGCCACCGACCCCATCTTCCTCAAGGTCATGGCAACCATCATCGGGGCTACCTACTACCCCGTAACTCCTGCCCTCATTTCCCCGCTGGTGGGTGAAATGGTTTCCGTGGAGACCACTCCCAAGGGCAAGACCAAGACCATCAACGTGACTTCCAACGCTGTGTTCCAGTACAGAGACACCTCTTGGACTGCTCTGCGCAGCGTGCCGCAGGATCAGCTCTACGGCAACACTATCACGCTCAACCCCAAGCCTTTTGCCACTCGCGGCGTTATCAACTTCTACCAGATGATTGGCAACGAGGGCAACCTCGTCGATACCGTCGCCGCAATGGCTGGCGGCTATGCGGCCTACATCATGCAGAAGTTCACTACCGCCTTCGTTGAGGTTGCGGGCAACACCAAGTATGTCCCCTCCGCTCTGAAAGCCACCAGCTACACGAGCAACAACTGGGCGACCGTCTGCCAGAATGTTGCAAAGGCTAACCGTGTCCGCCGCGATCAGCTCATCGCCTACGGTGATTTCATGGCACTGCGCAATGTCATCCCCGATACCACCGGGCTTGCCAACGCGATCATGTACCAGCTCGGCGATCAGTACTTCCGCAACGGCTACATAACCTCCAAGGATGGCGTGCTTCTCTACGAGATTCAGCCCACCTCCACGCCGGAGACCATCAACACTACCCTGACCAGCATCTTCCCGACCGACATGATCATCATCGCTGCCCGCGCAAACGAGCGCTATGCACCTATGGTCATGTGCTTCGAGGAGGGCGCTGACACTCAGATCACCCTCACTCCGGGCGAGGACACCATCGCAACCGGCAGAATCGAGCTTCTGCAGGTCGACAGCGTCGATATTGCCCCCGTCCTGGCAAGCCGTATAGGCATCATCTCTGGCGTCACCAGCGCCTGATAATCCGCAAGCAGAGGAGGGACAACCTCCCTCCTCTGTCATCTGCCATGAAAGGAGAAATTGAGAGATGGCAATGAGCGAAGAGCAGAAAAGAAAAATGGCCGAGGGCAGGAAGAAGAAAGCGGCTGAAAAGGCTGCTGAAGCTGCCAAGCCGAAGGAAGCGGAGAAGCCCGTAGAGCCTGTTGTACAGGCGGTATATGTCACTCCCAACGAGAAGATGGTGCAGTGCATCTACATTGACAGCGTTATCCCGAACAACGAGATCATCATCGGCAATGGCCGAAAGATAAGTGGCAGCGGACGAGTGTTCTCTGTTCCTCTAAGCGAGTTTGAGAGCACGTTCATTACACCGCTGATAGCAAAACTCATCAAAACCCGAAGAATCATAGTGCTGGACGGCCTGACCGACGAGCAGAGAAGCCTTTATGACTGCGAGTACGCCGAAAATGAAGTCATCCGCCGCGAGGGTGTTTTTGATTTCTTCTTCAAGAAAGAGATCCCCGAAGCCGCAGAGATATTCGGCAGCCTGTGCGCGGAGCATCAGGAGCTTGTAGCGGCGCGCTTCATGGATGCCTATCTGAACGATGGCAGCCCCCTCAAGCGGTATGTAAGCCGTGCCAGAGTCGTAGCGCTCAACAATATATCTAAGGAAAAGCACAACGGCGAGGGCATTTTCAAGCCCATGCTCGAAGCGCTGAATGCAGAAGATGTCTAATCAGGAGGATGTTCCCAAATGAATGAAGTGGTCATTGCGATACTTGGCGGCAGCGCCGGGGCAGCCATTATAAATGGCGCATTCAAGCTTATTGAATTAGCGGCAAACAGAAAGGCGCAGAAAGCCGATAAAGCTGAAGCCAAGGCGGACAATGACAAGCTTCAGGATAGCGACATCGCAGAAATCAAAGAGGCCATTAAGTCCATCGGAGAGAAAATTAGCGAACTCGAAAAAAAAATCGCGGACGTGATGGCAGGCGAAAAGGAGTCCTTGGGCGACCGGGTCAAGCATCTGTGTGAGAAGTACGTCGAGCAGGGCTTCGTTTGGATGGATGACCTCGCAGACTTGAAGCGCATGCACGAAGTATACCACACCACCCTCAAAGGGAACGGCTTTTACGACGATGTCATGGCTAAAGTTGGGGACCTCCCAATCAGAGTAAAAGAAAGGAAGATACCAAAATGATAGAAAACATGACCAATGCAGCAGTGGAAATTGCTGCCAATCTCATTACCCAGCTTGCGATCATAGCCCTGACCACCGCATTTGCGTGGCTCACGGCCAAGATAGGAAAGAACAAGCACCTTGAGAACATCAACGCCGCCAAAGATGAGCTGAAAGATGCCGCCATCCAGACCGTAGGTGAACTGAATCAGCTCTTTGTTTCCGCTTGGAAAGAGACTCAGGGAGGCAAGCTCACGGAAGATCAGGTTGCAAAACTCGGCGCAGAACTTGTTAATTTGACCCTTAAAAAGATGAGCGGCAGTGCAATTAAAGTCCTTGAAGCTGCCAGCATAGACCTTGAGACCTACATACACGGCGTAGCTGAGGACTGGATTGGAACCCTCAAAGGCAACGGCGTAGGGGTTGGCGACGTCACCGGCATTAAGTAAATGAATTTTTCGGAAGCGAGGTGAGTTTTGAATGAGCACAGCATGGGAACCAATCGAAACGCAGGCGATGACCTACATAAAAAACGATTTGTCCCTTGATTGGGACATGAAAAACCGCCTCGCTGTCTTCTACAACCGCATGGCAGCGTACATGGATTGGGCTATTCCCCTTTTCAACCGTCCGCCTGAAATGCTGTTAAAACTGCAAAACCTTACCGCCCCAGATTTCGAGGATGTGGACTACACCCCCACAGAGAAGCAGGAAGCACCCGTGACAATAGAAACAGGACTCACTGGCTTCGATATTTGCTCATGCGGACTTATGGGCAAAGATCAGTTTGGAAATGTGACTTACTCCCCTGTTTCCTGTGTTTACTCCGCTGAGACCGGCGACGTTGTTGTGAACATCGACCTATCCCCGGACGATACATTGTCCATCAACTTTTATAAAAGCGGCGAGTTTGCCGCAGACCTCAGCCGGACGGAGCAGACCATACTCGCCTATGCGATATACGCGGCGTGGGAGCACCGCTTCGACAACAACGCCATAGAGCGCACATCCAAGATACGCGACAGCTCTTTCACGACGATAAGCGAGGCTTCACAGACGAACGCCAACACCGCGCGGCAGAAAGAGGTCATGCAGCAGTTCTACGGCATGCTCCGCCACTACGAGGAGAACAGAAACTACATAGCAACTGTTCTCAGCACAAATCTTTGATAAGAGGAGGCGGGGCATGAATCTGAACAAACTGGCGCGAAACGCCGGGATGGTCGGCGGATGCGACTACGCCCCGCTGACAAACGAGTGGATGCACTCGCAGGGGCTGCAAAAGCAGTATTTCACCCATCCGACGCAGGCTAATGCCGTAGACGTTGGTGATCTCGCAGACAATGTATTCAACACAGCATGTCAGGGAGTAGATACATCCAAAGACTGGTACGAATACACGCCCATCCAGATCCGCTCGACCTTTGCATCTTCCTCCGCCACGGGCGAATTGCAGCCGGACGACTGGCAGCGTATCTATATCATCCAACCCGCAGGACTGACTTATATCCCCATCGGCTCTTACATGCAATATACCAACAACTGGTGGATCGTCTACAAGCCCAACAACATGGGGCTTGGAATAGGTCAGGCTGTTGTGCGGCGCTGCAACGCCGTCATTAATGTCCTCGACTACTACGGCAACGTCATTTCTATCCCCATGAGCTACGCCAAGATGGGCACTCTCGGCAACGCAAGCCATGCAACGGAGAACAGTATCACAGCGAAGAACTATATCTCCTGCGTGTGTCAGCTCAACAAATACTCCAAGAGTTTTGTTGAGAACACACGGCTCCTGCTGGGCAATATGTCCTACGCAATGCGAGGCGTGAACAACTTCACGCGCGAATTTACGAACGAAGCCGACAGCGTACATATCATCACATTCACGATAGAGCTGACAGAGCCGCTGCCGCAGGACGACTTTGAACGCGGAGTAGCTGACGGGCTTGCGTTCAACTGGCAGATCTCCGTGACCGCAGACAAGAGCATGAACGCCGGTTCAACACAAACATTGGCCGTAAAAAGCATCAGGAACGGCGAGAGCGTTGTTTCTACTGCCGAGAACCCCATTACCTATGTATTTACATCATCTGACACAAACGTGCTCACAGTGGATGAAAACGGGCTTGTAAAGGCTGTTGGAGAAGGCTCTGCGACAGTAACCGTTACGCTTGCTCAAAATCCGGACGTTGCGCAGACCGTGGACATCACTGTTGCCGCTGTTGGCGAAGGCTACGTCGCCTTTACCAGCACTCCCCTGACAGCGCTTCACTCTCTTGAAACTGCCGAGATAAGCGCAGTTTGGTTCGAGAACGGTACTGCAACAGACGATGTTGTCACTTTCAGTTTTTCGGGAGCTGATGAGGACGCATACAGCGCAGACGTGCGCGGCAATAAGGCAACACTCACCTGCTACGGGCTTTCAGATAAGCCACTGATAGTGACAGCCACGCGCGAAGACAGTACCGCTCAAATGAGCATAGAACTTTTGGATTGAGGTGAAATCCCATGAAGTACGAATGTACCCACGCTCGCGAGGCAGACGGCATCCCTTACATAATCTGTGACCAAGAACCAATGCCCTCCGCCGTGGATAAACAGAATCTGTATCATTCGCTTTGCCCCTATCAGCGTTTTTGTGGGCAGAAAAGATGCGCAGTGCTGCTCCCTGAATGGGTGCGTTGCATGAAAAACACCGCTAATAAGCCGCAGGAAGGCGCAGGAACGCCGATAGCCGCTAAAGTGGGCACGGATACCCCAGCAAAGAAAAGCGCACAGAAGCGCCGCAAATAAGCTTTAACGCCAAAGGAAAAGGAGAAATGACGATGGCGATCACGATAACCGAAGAGATTCTGAGAAAGGCAGACGATTATCTGAGCCTGTCTCAAAAGGAAGGCATGGCAAAAGCGTTTGCCATTGCCTGTGTAGAAGAAATGAAAACTCCCGGAGGCGATACGCTGCCCCCTCTGCTGAGAGAACGTTTCGGCGTAAAGCAGCAGTTTCTTATGGGCGTTTTCGCAAAGAGTTATCTGCATCAGAACTTCAAGAAGCAGAACTTCATTTGGGAAGGCGTAGAAACGATTTCCGGTGAACTAGATTCCTGCATGAGCGAAGAGGCCTACGACGAGTGGGCGCAGAGCCATGTTTTCTCGCAGATGAACCGCTTTGTGCGCCGCCATGACAACGATCTTTCGGACAAGGCTTATGAAATCATGAACGATTTCAAGACGTTCTCAATGATGCTAAATGACAGCATCCACGCGCTGATAGAGCAGAACAATGACCCTGTGGGGCGTGTGATGAGAACCTTGACCGCCGAAATCACACCCGAACTCACAAAGGAAATCCTCGCACAGCTGGACGATGTCAAGGACATGGCAGAGCAGCTTCAGAAGGAGAAAGAAAATGCCTGACTGGATAGGCGCGCAGCCCTCCACTGATAGCCCCTACTACCCCTATACGAAGGTTGTAGCGGGCAACACGATGAAGGGAGCCGAAGAGCTCCCGTACAGGTTGATGAAATACCTAATGGACTTGCCGTCACGCGGCTATACGCCGCCCTCGGATAACAGTTTTCCGAGGGCGAGACTCAAGAAACTCCTGTATTGGGACGGCGCAAAGCCGCTTGAACAGCCACTTCCGACACCGCAGCAGATTAAGGCGATTCAATTCGACCCTCTGCATCCAGCAGACCCGCCAGATGCAGAACGCGGGTACAGAATCTTCCCACAGGAACTCGTCAGGCAGAGTCAGGATACAGCGCAGAGCGTTTTGAGAATCTATCTCGGCCCCGCAAACCGCATCCAGCAGAAAAACACCTACGTTTTTCGACAGACCATCATCTACTGCATCATGTGCAACTACGGCATTGAGGCAAACATGCAGGTGATGGGAAATTCAAGGTCTTACGCCATAGTACAGGCGATTCTTGAAGCCACTGAGGGTGTGAACTTCGGCGGGGTCGGCTCACTGAACACCTACCAAATCACAAAGTTTGATGACGAGCGCGTGAACACCGGCTACAAGATTTATCAGTACATCGACTGGAACGGCGATGACAACATCTAAAGGCATACACGCCGAGGAGAAAATATGCAAGGCGTTAATAAATATGCAAATGAAGTCCGAGAAAACAAAGAAATCGAGTTCAATGGACTGACATTTTACCCGCTGACGGTGCGCGACTTTCCCCTGTATCGAAGCGCAGCCGCCGCATTTGAACTTATGCAATCCTCATTGCCGCCGAAGTTTGCCCGCCTGTCATGGTGTCAGTGCCTTGACGAAATGGACAAACTCGGCAACGGCAGTCCTTTTTTGGAACCAGTTCTCAATGTTGTAGCAAAAGCGTTGAGGCTCGAAAGAATCAAACTGCCTGACGGCGCATACGGGTATCAGCTTTCCACCCTGCGGAAAGAGGGCACTCTTATGGGCATTTACATCAGGGAGCACGAAACTGTTCTGACCATCCAGATGATGGATGAGGTACGGCAGATAATTGCCGCCCAAAACGACTATCAGCTTCCGGACGAAAAATGGAACCCGGAACTGGTCGCGGCAGAGCAGTACCTAAACAGCCAAAATATGCCGAAGCTCGATATTGAGATCGAGGCGTGGGTCTATTCCGTAGCCGCGAATGTGGGAAAAGATGCGGACGAGCTATGGGATTGGCCGATACGCAAATTCAGAGGATTTGACAGAGCAATCGACAGAACCCTCGGTTACCAAATCTACACGTTGGCTCAAGCGGTCGGGCTCACGAAGTTTGAGAAAGGCGCGCCTTATCCGACGTGGAAATTCGACAGGATTTCGGAGCTGCCTGCCGGATTCAAGACACTGACACAGCTCGAAGCCAAGGCAAAGGGGCAACTCCCTGAGCCGATGTCACAATAACAAGGAGTGATACATAATGTATTCTTTCAACCCTCAGTATGAGTTTTCCAAGGGAATCGTGTACTTTGAGGCGTTCGATGTCGCTACCGACGATCTTGTCGGCTTCTCCAAGTACGTAACCGACTTTTCTCCCGCGGGCAGCATGAATGACGGCGCAGTTGAAGGTGGCCCCGGCAACATGCTTATCATCAACATTCCCGACACCTCCCGTCTGACCTTCACGGCCAAGACCGCCGACTCCGCGCTGAACAACATGGCGCTGACTATCGGCCAGAGCCTGACCGGCAACGGCGTCGTTGAGACCTCGAAGCCCGTTGTAGCAAGCGGTGCGGCGCTGACCATAACCGGTGCTGTGGCTCCCCTTGGCGGTCAGAACGGCGCTGTGGCCTACATTCTCGGCTCTACCGGCAATGACAAGGACACGGTGGCAGCAAACAGCGGCAAGGCTTACAAGGTCGGCAGCGATGGCACTATTCAGGGCTTCACCGCTGTTTCCGGCAACACCTACTGCGTGAAGTATTTCGTGCAGAACAGCTCTGCCCTGCAGCTCGCAGTTCCCGCGCTGTTCCAGCCGAAGGTCGTCCGCGTCCACTTTGCGGTCAACATCTACGCCAAGAATGGCGGCGGTGATGCGAAGAACTCTTCTCTCTTCAAGATTCGCCACTACTACATCCCCTACTACTTCTTCACCGGCGCACTGTCCGACACCATCAACCAGACCACTCCCGGTTCTGTTGACCTGTCCGGCAACTGCCTGACCGCTGATGAAGTCGGCACCGATGTCTGCGTAAGCAACGCCATGCCGAACTACTGCTACATCGTTGATGAGTTTGTTTCCGGCACTTCCACCGGTTCCGTCAAGGGTGTCTACTTTGTCGGCGCTGGCGCAGGTGTTTCCGTAGTAAACGGCAAGACCACCGAGCTTGTCGCCAAGTATGACGTTGCCGGTAATCTCACCAACATCTCCGACATGAGTGAGGTCACTTTCTCCACTGGCGCAGAAGAGACTGCGAAGTTCAACGACCCGCACTCCCCTGTGCTGACCGGTGTAGCTGCTGGTACCACCACGGCCACTGTCACCGTGACCAACAGCATTTCCAAGGTGACCTACACCGACACAATCCCCGTAACCGTCACCTAAATCAAAATAAAGCCCCCGGCGCAAGTCGGGGGCTTATCCAAGACAGATGAATGATTCTTTCAACAAGGGATTATTCCTGTGTTTTGGAGGGCAATATGAGCGTCTTACAAGATTATTTGCAGATTCGCGGATTGCTAGATTCGGCCATTGAAAATGCACTAAGAGACAGCGTTGCTGATGGGCTAAAAGAAGCAATACAGAAAAAGGCAAAAGAAAATGTTTACATCTACCCTGCGTCTCCATCCGCTATGTACAAGCGGCGCGAAGAAAATGGAGGTCTCATTGATGACACGACCATGCTGACCACCGTCGATGGATTGACACTGACACTGGAAAACACAGCAGAGCCGCAGCACGCCGACGGCATTGATCTCACTCCAATCGTCGAGGAGGGCGATCCTGCTTGGCATCAGCCCTTTGCTCGTCCCTTTATGGATGAAGCGCGAGACGAATACGTGGACGATGGAAAAGCCGACAGCGATATTGCCGCTGCATTAAGGGCTATGGGATTCACGGCTTCTTGACCGGATTTGTGGGCTTTGGAGAGGATTTTTTCTTGGCTTTTGAGGACTTATCAGTTCGCAGCATGGCAGCAAGCGCCCACTGCTGGCCGAGAGACATACCTCCTTGACCTTGTGCGAAGGCTTGAGCAGCCATCTGGGATTCATCCCAATTCATGATATCAACTCCCTTCTATATAGATTATACACTATGCGCCGTTATGTTGCAAGCGGAGGTTAACGCTGAATGAGCACAATAGTACAGATACAAGTAAATGTAAATGACGCAAAAGCGATAGCCTCGCTTACCAACATAGAGAACATCGGCAAAAGACTGAGCAGTACACCAATAGAGATAAAAGTCAACGCCGGGGCTGTTGACAAAGTCTCAAAGTCGGTTATCCAGCTGGCGAAAGAGCAGACCAAACAGGCTACTGCAAGCGCAAAGCAGGCAGCGGCAGAAGCCAAGGTTCAGGTCGCGCAGGAAAAAACGAAGCAAACTTCTAACAGACTTGCCGCACAACAAGAGAAAACCGCGCAGTCGGCCAATAGATTGGCTACTGGGCAGACCAAAGCCGCATCCGCAACGCAAAAAGCGGGCACCGAGGCGCAGAAAACTTCGGCGCTGACCGACCTGCTGGGAGACAGCCTTGGTCGTATCGTTGCCAAGCAGGCGGCATGGCAGCTGATAGGCAACGGCATTGCCGCCGTGAAGAACTCTTTTGTTGAAGCTCTTTCCACCATGAAAGAGGTCGACAGTGAGCTTGCGACCGTGCGCAAGGTCACCGGCATGACCAAGGACGAGATGGATGCTCTTGGCGAATCGGCGTACTCCACCGCATCTAAGTACGGCGTTGCAGCAAACGAGTACCTCCAGAACGTTTCTACTTTCGCCCGTGCAGGTTACAAAGAAGCCGCACAGGGTCTTGGCGAGTTGGCCATAAAGACACAGCTCGTCGGCGACACGGATCAGGAGACAGCATCGCAGTTTCTCCTTTCGGCAGACGCAGCATGGAAATATCACGGCAACGTTGAAAAGCTTTCCCTCGCACTGGATGAAGCAAACACTATAGATAACAACTATGCAACATCCATCCAGAAAATAGCTGAAGGCTTGCCCATCGTTGCCAATGTAGCCTCAATGGCTGGAATGTCCATGGAAGAAACCATGGCCATGCTCGGCACGATCACCGCCACTACGCAGGAGAGCGGTACAAAGGCGGCAACTGCGGCTAGAGCGCTTATTCTCAACATTCTAGGCGATACTACTACCGAAATTTCGGATGGCGTGACAGCAACCGAGGAATCCGTACAGTCTCTTAGCGGCATACTCCAGAAGTACGCCCCCGATGTTGTCGCGGCGGCAGAGGCCACAGGGAAGCTTATAAACCCGATGGAAGCCATCGAAGCACTGTCAAAGGCGGCCAAGGATGGACTTATCTCCGAAGCAGATTTGATGCAGATGGTCTCTGCCCTCGGCGGAAAACTCCGCACGAACCAGCTCCTTGCGCTCCTTGAGAACTTCGATATGTACAAAAGCATGTTGGCTGATATGGGCGTCGCTGCGGGCAGCGCCGATCAGGAAGTCAGCGTCATGCTCGATACTTGGGACGCGAAGGCAAATATTCTCAAGAATACATGGACTGAGTTCGTCTCCAACATGGCCGATACCAGCCTTATAAAAGGTGGACTTGATGTTATCACTGGACTTGTCAAGGTTCTTGATAGCGACTTCGGCCACCTTGTCGTCACTGTAGCTGGTGTGACAGCAGCGTTTGCGCTTATTTCCAAGGGCGCGGTTGCGCTCAAAACTGGCATAACTGCGCTCGCCTTGGCGCAAGGGCCTTTAGCTGCCGGGACTCTGGCGAGTGCCGCCGCTCTCAAAACGCTTACTGCTGCGATGCTTGCAAACCCCCTCTTTTGGGTAGCAGGCACCACGGCAGTAATCTACGGCATAGTAAAAGCCGTAGATGCGCTCACCGTTACCTATGAAGAGCAGGCGCAGATTTTGTCTGACCTCGAATCAGAGTATGATACTACCTACGGCAAGGGAACGCGCTTTGACGAGCTCAAGAGTAGAGTCAATGAGCTGACAATCGCTGAACAGAACGAATATAATATTCTGAAAATGCGCAACGACGAGGCGGAGCGGCAACTCCAACTTGCAAGGGACGCCGAGTACGACAAGTGGATGGATGCCAACTGGAGTAAAAAGACGGCAGTTTCTTCAGACACTTTTGACAGCAAGGCGGGGCAGTCATCGACTTTGGGTGCAGACACCGTAAGTAAGTTCAGGAGAGAGCTGGCCGCTGCCCATGACGAGTATGCGAAAGGCGAGACTACACTAACCGAGTACAGGAACGCGATCCTCGACATCGCGTCGAACTACGACGATCTTTACGACAAACTCGTCGCCTATAAGAAAGACGGAAGAGAAATCGGAGAAGATGCAGAGGCTCTGATTGCGCTGTATGAGTTCATCGCAAAGAAATCCAGCGAAATCGACACCAGCGGGACGGACGCAGTAGCGGATTCTTTCGAGGAAGTAAAGAACTCGGTCGACGCAGCGACAGAAGCTTTACAGAGATACAACGCCGAACTTGACGGGCTGGCTGACAAAGAAGCCAACGCAAATGCGATGCAGACAGCCTTCAACAACGCCATGAAGGACTTTCAGGCAGGCAAAGTCAGCTCGGCATACGTCAAGTCTTTCTACGACCAGTTTATCCCCGACGATATAAAAGAGCAGTTTGGGTATAGCGTCGCCGATGCCATGGAATGGGCGATGAGCGACAGCAACCTCGGCAAAATATTCAACAGCGGCGATATGTTTGGTGCATTTTATGATGTCATCAATGAAGCCGCGCAGGGTGGCTCACTCGACGGAATTGTCTCGTTCGATGACAGCGGGGCGATCACAGCGATCTCCTCCTATAAGGAACTCGCAGAACAACTCGGAATAACCGAGGGGATGGCGCAGGCTCTCGCTCAGGGACTCAGTGTATACATGGACGGTGTCTTCTACACAGGAGAGGAAGCCTCCAATATCGTATCACAGTTGGGTGACAAACTCGGTGAGGGTTCGCATTCTCTCTCAGACTATGCGTCTGCACTCTCTCAAATCACGGGACAGACGACCGTCGAGGGACTTCTCAGCGTATTTGAGGGGCTGGAACGAGCAGGAGCTGTCAATTGGGCAGATAAACTCGGTGTAGGTTCCGCTGAGGAAGCCCGTAGTCAAATAATCTCGACAATCGAGGCGCTTCTCGGAGAGACAGACGACGCCAAAGCCAAAGCTAAGGATCCTGTTACGTTTGATGTTGACGCGGAGATTGATGAGGCAAACGCAAAGCTTGCTCAATTAGACGAGAAGAAAAAAACCGCCTCCGGTTCGGTGGATGTGCCGGTAACTGTGCCCGGTGCATCAGAAGCCCAGCAGCAGCTCGACAACGTTAATCAGGCAAAAAACAATGCAAGTGGTTCCGTGGAGGTCGGAGCAGATGCGTCTGGTGCGGCAGAAGCGGCGAACGAACTGCGTGACGTTGGCGATGCCGCAAACGAAATCCCCGATTCCAAGCAGATACACGTTTCCGTTAGAGACAACGCAAGCGGCGTACTCAATGTAATCTATTCACGCCTTGCATCGATTCGGAGCAAAACCGTCACGATCACCACAATAGAGAAAAAATACAAGCAAACAGCAAGCGGTGCCCTCATCCCAACTAATGCGGGCGGCACTCAAAATTCTCCCGGTGGTCGCGCGGTGGTCAACGACGGTGCGCCAGTTAATGGCAGTTCGGCAGAACTTATCGTGGACAACGGCGATGCCTATATTGCCAATGGCGGCAAAATGGCCATTGTCGACCTGTCCCCCGGTGCCAAAGTCTACACCGCAAAGCAAACCCAAGATATGCTTACCGGCGAGAAAGAAGAAATTCCGATGCACGCAGGCGGCACAGGGCTTGTAAGACCCGGCGGCAATGGTGGTGTCTACGGCGGCGACCACAGCGGCGGAACTGGCGTCGGCGGCAGCACAGCCAGCAACGCAGAAGAAGACGATCCGCTAAAAAAAGAAGTCAACGAAAAGCTTGACAACATAGACAAGCAGATAGAACTCGCTCGAAACCAGAACGACCGCGCTAAGGAGCAGGCTTTACAGGAGCAAGCCGCGAAGATGGTTCGAGATTTCGTGCAACAGTACCTCAACAAAGGATACAGCAACACATCAAACGAAGTTCTTGATCTTCTGAACCGCGGTTACGGCTACTCTGATGACCTTATGGACGAGTTGGTCGACTCGTTGGAGGCTCTTACCGATTCGACCAACGTAGCCAATAAGCTTGCAGAGAAGCAACAGGCGGTTGAAAAGGCACGGCAGGAGCTTGAAAACACCAAGAAACAGCGCACAGTCAGAATCTACAATCCAGTCACCGGACAGTGGGAATGGGTGGCAAAAGCCGATGACATCCTCAAGGCTCAAGAGAATCTGGCAGAGGCAGAGAAAGATTATCAGGATGCCAAAATCGAGCAGGAACTTGATGCGATCAAGAACGGCAATATCGGTGATATTGGTGACCTGACCATGAGTCCGGCGCTGCGAGAGCTGATAGCGAACGCGAGCGATGAGGAGCAGAAGCGCATTGCCGATATTCTGCACGCCATTTCAGGCGGTGCAAAGAACACCACCGATACCACCGGCGAGAGCATCTTCCGCAGCACCGACAGTCACGACGTATACTACCAGTTCGGCGATTTGAAGCTCTCCGAAACAGAGGCAAAGAATATGACCGTCAAGGAGCTTGCCGAAAAGCTCAAGACTTTGAAGCTCACTTAAACGGGAGGCGGAAATATGCTCGAAGGAATCATAGAATTTTGGAACGCACTAAAACCCAAGGTAGATCAGGCCGTGACCGAGAGAACTGGGAACTGCCTGCGTGTGGACAGGTTCGACGTCGTCGCCGCTCCAAGTAACGGGAAGATATCTGTGCGTCAGCCATACGGGCGCACGATATCCATCCCGTACTGCAAAGAAGTCGCAACCGCCACAGCCGGAGACACAGTGCTTGTCATCTGGTGGGGAAGCCTGTCGACCGGCAAAGCATGGTGTTTCGGCGACGGGCCGAAGTGATGGGAGGTGAGAAGCTTTGCTTTTTCAGCCGTCAAATATAAGCCCTGATGAAATAAACAGCAGCGGTACAGTAGACCTGACGCAGCCGCTGGACATAAGCTGGCAAGTCAATGGGGATTCCCCTATGCTTGCGTATCAAATTGTTCTCTATGAAAACAATTCTGCTTCTACCGAAAAGTACGACACCGGCAAAGTCTTGCTTACGACCCCGTTTTGGGGCGTGAATTACGCAGGAGAGACTCAATTCTATACCGTAACCATCCCAAAAGCGACACTGAGCGCAAGCGGCATCACGAACGGCAACGAATACAAGTTCGTGATTACTCAATGGTGGAGCGGCACCGATTCGGTAACCCAATCAACTGCATCGCTGCTCCTTGGCAGGAGTTTCCCGACTGTGGCCATATCTGCAATAAGCGATCCCCTGACCGGCTATTCGGCCACTTTTACCGGAACATATTCTCAGGCACAGGACGATGCTCTTGCATGGGTACGGTGGCGCATATGCGAAGTTGACAGCGAAGGCAACCGTGGAGACGCGTTTGTGGACACCGGCAAAATATATGGAACCGGTGAGTTAAGGGTAGACTATTCCGGATTCCTCAACGACACCAGTTACAGCATCATCCTTGATGTTCAGACGGTAAACGGCGTTGATGCGTCAAGCGGCTGGGTAGACTTCCATGTTGAATACGAGGTATCCGAAGATTCGGTCGGCAGTGCAAGCGCCTGTCAGACCTCGGACGGAAGCGTACTGGTAACTTGGGCGCAGATAGAAACGACTCAAGGTTACGACATCTATCGCAGAATGACCGGACAGAGCAATCTTGAAAAGATCGTGACCGTCGGGCGGGCAGTCGGGGAGATTCGAGATTGGAGTGCGTGTTCCGGGCAGGAATATACATATTATGTTTTCCCCACAGGCCCATTGGCATACCTCACTGCTGCAATCGTCACCAACGCCGTGAAAGTGCAGTTCTGGATGTGGAATATCATAGAAGCCACTCCCAATGCAGACGGCACATATACCGCTGTGGCAAGCTACTTCTTCCGCTTTGGCAGCGGCGGTGTGGCTGAGGGACAGTTCTCCAACAACAACTCCCCTACCCTGCAGAAGAACTTCACCCGATACCCAACGCGGCAGCCAGAAACGCCTAATTACCTTACCGGCAGCGTCGGCGGTTATATTGGCAAGATAGGCAAGGATGCAACATACTCGGACACCTTGGCTCAGGCGCGGGCACTGAGGAATCTCTCGACATCTGAAAACACCTTATTCCTGCGTGACCCCAAGGGGCATTTCCTTAACATCCATACCAATCAGCCAGTCACGGTAAGCGTAGACCATAAGAGCGTGGCCATGCCGCAGACCGTGACGATTGGATGGGTCGAAGTAGGAGAAGCAACTGGACTCAAGATAATCAACTCGCCTGAAGCCACATTCTGGCCGAGTGACAGTATTATATTCACCAGCATAAAGGTCGACCCGTCGACGGGGCGCCTTATATGGACTACCGAAGATGATTATGAGCTTGGCTCCGTACTTAGTCTCAAAAACGGAAGACTCATTCAGACAACGACTGACGGCTTTACCGTTGCTGGACTCGAAATCATTGACGGCAACACCCTTCAGGCGACTTTGAACGTGGGAGGGTGAGCGCAGAATGTATAGCAAAAACTGGCAGCAATACCTTTCCACGTTAAAGACTGACTTCACAAAACTGGCGAAGCTTGAGTTCCTGCAGCCGAACGGCAGCGTGGCTTTCGCTCTGGATAATCAGGTAACGAACAAACGTTCCAAAGCCTTCATCCAAGACGGGGACATAACTGTGAACCTGCAGAATGGCAGCCGCAGGCAGGTGAACATCGCCCTTGCAAATCTCGACGGTGCATATGACTATGCGCTCAACAAGATATGGTTTGGGCAGCAAATCAGGCTCTCCGAGGGGCTGATACTCCCGGATGGTACAGACTTCTATATTCCGCAAGGCGTTTTCCTTGTGGAGAATCCGGAAGAGGCTTTCGAGCCGGGACTCCGTCAGGCATCATATCAGCTGACCGACAAATGGGCAGCAATCGACGGAACACTTGGCGGCAACCTTGAGGGGGCTTACGGCATAAATGCAGGAACCAACATCTTTGCCGCCATAGCTTCCCTGCTCAGGCTCAACCGCTTTGATATGTCCGGAACGACGGGCGCGCCTATAGATGCAGTCGCACCGCTCTTTACCAGCTATTACAACGACAAAAAGCAGAATCTGACAGACGGCACAAGTGTGAGTTTGATAACCGCGCCTTACGACTATCTCAGTTCTGAGACAGGAAATATCGGTGAGGTCATCCTCGGACTTGTAGAGATGCTGGCCGCTTGGGTCGGCTATAACCCGACCGGAAGGCTGGCAGTCGACCCGTCACAGGATGACATTCTCGATACGTCCAAGCCTGTTTTGTGGGACTTCTCGATGGGCAAGCAGCTGATTGGCATCCGGTACGCGCCGAAGCCCGCCGAGGTCTACAACGACGTCATTGTAGTTGGTGCGACGAACAACGAAAGCCTTACCGCCCGTGGCAGAGCGCAGAACCGTGACATTTCTTCTGACACCTGCATTAGCCGCATAGGGCTGAAAACCAAGCGACTTTCAATGAAGGACTATTACTCAGATGAAATGTGTCAGGCGTATGCCGAATGGCAGCTCAAGCGTTATGCCGTGCTAGGCAAGACTGTGACCTTGACCACGACGCAGATGTTCCACATTGTGGAAAACCAGATCATAACCATACGGCGAGAGGACAAGCCCGGAGCGCCCACCGAGAGGCATCTTGTACAGGGCTTCACAAGGCCGATAGGGCAGACGGGAACCATGACCATAAACGCAGTTTCAGTCAACGACTTCCCCATTGCTACAGCTGTCACAGACGATGAAAGAATAGGAGCGTGATAAGAGATGGCACAATACGACCTCGGTAAAGTATCAATCAGACCACGCGGCGCATATGCCGCAAATACCAACTACGAGTTTCTTGACAGTGTGCAGAACCTTGGCGGCTCGTGGCTGGCGCTTGCTGCAAGTAAGGATGTTCAGCCCGGTGTCACCGCAGGGTGGCAAAATTACTGGATGATGATAACACGGGGCATCAAAACCATTGTCGGCAGCAGCCCAGCAGACGGTCAAACCCAAATCACGATAACATTTACAGATGGTACTACCGCCGAGTATACGTACAATAATGAAGTACTTTCGGATGGTAGTGTGACGTACCAGAAACTTGCCTCCGATGCAGTTAAAGTGCAGTTTCTTAACACCACAATCTCCACGGCATCCTTTGTCTCTAACAGTACATATCAGGATTACCCATACAGGGCAGCTGTGGGACTTACCGGTGTCTTAGCGAGCATGATTCCAGAAGTCATTTTCTCGCTCACAGATGCCACGAGTGGGAATTTTGCACCCGTAGCAGAGTGCTATAACGGCGGCCTTTATCTATACGCCGCATCTGTACCGGACGCGGCTATCACAATCCCTACAATTCTCTGCTGGAGGTGATATTGTGGCAATAGGAAAAACAAACGCAGGCGGTGGCGGAAGTTCGGGTGCGACACTTACCATCACAGGCGTTGCGGGCGCTACTGTCACCGCAAGTAAAAATGGCAAAACTTATACACGAACAATTAACAACAGTGGCACAGCCGTGTTTAAAGGTCTTTCAACCGGTGTATGGACTGTCACAATGTCTGGCGGTGGTCAGTCAACGACGCGGACGGTAGAAATCACAGCAGATTATTCTCTTACAATAGCTTATTTCTCCGCTACTATCACCATCACATATCCCGCAAATAGCACATGCGTAGTTACAGATAGCAGCGGCGCAACGATTGCCAGCGATACCAACACCGGAACTTCTGCCAAGACTTGGACGGCTACAGTAGGCGCAACCGGGACGTATACTATTATTGCGACAGCAACAGATAGCAGCGGTAAGACGAAGTCTACTACAGTATCTATTACTACTGATGGACAAAGTGAGAGCGTGACGCTGATGTATGAGTTGATCCTCTTTGACGGCGGCGACAATACAGGTGTTACTGGCGGCTGGAAAGGAAAAAGCGTTACACCAACCGTGTCTAACGTGTTGTCTTTTAGTATAACAAACACAGACGCAACGTTCCCTAAAGCTGCCAGTGTTTATACGGAGAATAAAATTGACCTCTCAAAATACAACAAACTGACAGTAATAAAATCTGAGGCTGACGGTTGGTATATTGGAGTAGCCGAAAACAAGTTCTCATGGAGCACTTATCCTCCGGGTGTTGCCGACATAGGTTTTATCGCTTATGCTAACTTGAAAACCAGTGATACTCGTATTGAACTTGATATTAGCGGAATAAACACGGAATGTTATGTGGCGACATATGAAAGGCTCGGTTCCATAAATCCCGAAGTGGGGGCAGAAACTAGTTCTGCCACACTTACTAATATCACGCTTAGTTAAGGGAGACAGGAGATGAAAATTTATATTGATAATGAATACAAGTGTCATGTCTCTAATGACGGCAATATGCGCGAATTTGACTTGCCCTTTTTCGACGGCAAGTGCGCAGAGTTTGTAGAGGGGTACCGCTATGTGCCGAGCGGCGAGACGTGGACACGTGGGGATGGTCAGGCGTTCAGCGGGGAGATGATAGCCCCATGGAAACTATACACTCAGCTTTACAAAGCGCAGTTAGAATATGAGGTAGCGCAATATGAAGCTGCTTTGTCAGAAATCGAGACTGCGTTGGAGGTACAGAAATGACGATAGAAGAACGGAAGAATGTCATCCTTGCCAAAATCGCGGAGATAAAGCAGGGCGGCAGCGATGAGGAAAAGCAGGACATGCGGAATGCACTGAATGTGCTGGGGGTAACAGTCAATGAGTAAAGGCAAATGGACGATAGCTGCGGAGGAAGTAGCCACCGATACCAAAACCGCACTGCAGACGGTTTATGATGCGCTGAATCATGGCCAACAGCAGAAGATACTCAAGAACGTAAAGGTCAAGGCTCTGTTCGACCGGTACGGCGTGGAGTATACGGAGTGAGGAGGACACCATGGGAATTATTGACAATGCCGTGACTCGCGCGCTTGAGATAGCGGCGGACGACAGCCACGGCTACGACCAGACAAGCCGCTGGGGACCTGACTACGATTGCAGCAGTCTGGTGATATCCGCGTTTAAGAAAGCCGGAGTTCCGCTCAGCTGCACTTACACCGGCAACATGCGCAGCGACATGCTAAGGCATGGCTTCGAGGATGTGACCGGCAGCGTCGACCTCGCGACCGGTGCAGGGCTTGAGCGCGGCGACGTGCTCTTGAACCACATTCACCACACCGCCCTGTATATCGGCGGCGGGCAGCTCGTGCAGGCGAGCATCAACGAATATGGCAGCGCGACCGGAGGGCAGACCGGCGACCAGACCGGGCGGGAGATATACACGCGAGGGTACTATAACTATCCGTGGAACACAGTTCTTCGATACAAGGGCAGTTCTGGGACTGTACCGGATATCTCCCCCGTAATCTCTCAGCTCGACAGGAACATAACCGTTTCCCTGCCGGAGCTGAAGAGCGGCGACATAGATGTTTCTGTTGCTATGCTTCAGGCGGCGTTAAAGTACAAGGGCTACAATCCAAGATGGGTTGATGGTGAGTTCGGCGCTCAGACCGGAGCCGCACTCAAAGCTTTTCAGGCCGACCACGGCTTAGACGCTGACACGATCTGCGGAAAAGCGACATGGAACGAGATAACCAAAGCGTAAGCATATACAAGAAGCCCTCAGAGCGTCCACGTGGCGTTCTGAGGGCTTCGTCATATCAATCCATCACCGCAATCAAACGGCTGCCGTAGGGCTTGCCACGGCGTTTTCAAGCACATTGCCGATGCTGGCCGCGAGTTTTGCAGGGTGTAGGCGCTGGGCGTATATCGCCGTTACCTTGGTGTCAGCGTGGCCGAGAACGCCGCTTATATCGTCGACCGCAACACCGGCTTCAAGCGCGGCGGATGCAAAGCCGTGACGCAGCGCATGGGAGCGGCAGGCACTTTCTTCACCTATCACGGACTTGGTATATCCGTTGATAAGCTCGGAGAGCTGGGTACGCTCCAAGGGCTTCCACTCCCCTGTTTTGCGGCTGACGCAGCCAAACAGCGGCGCATTGTCATCGGCGGAGTCCGGACGTATACCAGACGCGAGGTAGTTTTTCACAGCCGTCTGGGCGGCAGGGGAAAACGGAACCATGCGGGGCTTATCGCCCTTGGTGACGCGGAGCATTATGCAGCCATTCGCCCAATCGAGGTCAGCCGGGGTAAGAGAACGAAGCTCGGAATTGCGCGCCCCAGAGAGGAGCATAAGCGTGACCTCCGCCTGTTCCCTTGCCCATGTGGCCATTTTCTTGCCGTATATGGGGCGTTCGGCGGAGATAAGGGAATGTATCTGCTCAACGCTCAGAACGTGCTCATACGGCTTTTTCTTGGCTCTCGTGACCTTTCCCTTGGGGGGCATGGCATCGTCGAACACGAAAGCCTCCGTATAGCCGTATCTGGCCGCGAACTCGGAGAGCTGACGGAGCTGCCCCATGTAGAGATTTGCCGTGGTGATAGCGTCGTGGGCGATGTCCGAACGGAACTTCATCACCGCGGCGGCGGTCACGTCCGCAAAACCGTGGCGCGCCATGCTCTCGCGGAAGAGTCGGAACGTCCGGGCATAACCGGTGACTGTCTGCGCCGACAACTCGTTATTGCGCATATTCTCTATATAGGCCGCACATGCGGCGTCGTATTTCTCAAACATGGGGCGGTTCTCCTTTCCTGTTTAATCAGTAATCGTCATCGTCGAGGTCAACAGGGTCAATTTTGAATGTGTTGAGGACGTTCACCAGACTGTCCAGCTTCGCTTTCTGGGATGAGAGCCTTGAGTATTTGTCCTCGACCTCCCACGCCATGCTGCTCTCTTCGTCGAACCTCTCGCCGAGAATATTGAGCAACTGAACAACGATGTGGCAATCGCAGTACAGGAATTTCTTCTTTTCCGCTTCTGTAGCGGTGCATAATGTTATTGGCTCGATATACATACGGATGGCGTCGAGCAGCCCCTGTGTATTTATCATGTGTTTTGCAACAGCATTTGTCATTGTTCAGTTCCTCCCGTCCCATTTGCGCGACGCAAGATGCGCCGCATAACGCTGTACGATGCCCTCAAACACGCCCGTGAGCGCCGGGTCTTTAGCTATGACCGTGAGTTTGGAAACGCTCTGACGCTCCTTGTACGTCGCTCCTGCGGCCTTGAGACGCTTGCGCATATTGCTCTGCCGCCGGTCGAGGTCACAGCCGACCTTGCGCTCTAATGCGCTGTACAGGTCATCGTACATAACGGGATAGCTCATGCCGTATTCTTCGCACAGCCCGGAAAGGTACTTCTTCATATTCTCCTGCCACTCGTCGCGCCCTACGGTGGGGACGGAACAGGCTTCAATGACTTTCTGCTGATTGGCTTCAATCGCGGCAAGTCTGCGCTCCTGCTCAACGTTTATCTGAGCTTGGAGCTGGAACATCTCTGCTGTGGTCATGGGTTTGGTGATTCTCTCGCGCATTTTCTCAAACGCGCTGACATACATTGCAGTAAAGATAACGCCCTTTTCGCCGGTCATTTTGTTTGCTACCATGTCACAGCCCTTTTTCGTCAGCAGATAGCACGGACGGCTTTCGCCCTTGCCGTCAGTGTAGGTGCTGGGAATGAAGAAATCAACCAATCCAATTTTGGATTCGTTAGTTTTCTCAAGAATATCGCAGTAATTCTTGATGTCGCGCATCAGATGTGCGTGCTGCTTACCGATAACCTCGGCAACTTCTCTGCTGTCCACAACGTCTACGCCGCTGCGGTCGATAATGGTCAATTCATTCACTATTCTATCCTCCTGCGTAAAATACTATTTGACAGGAGTTCCGCTAAATGATAGAATAATTTCACAAGCGGAGAACTCCGTTAGTGGAATAAGCAGGTCGTTTTCATTGGAAGTGGGGGCGACTTGCTTATTTTTCAATAAAAGTCTCTAACAGTTTTATACCATCTCTTATCCCTTCCGTTCGTTTGAGATTGCGTTTTTCACAATATTTGTCAAGGACTTCGAGCTCGTGATCGTCGAGGCGAACATGAATAGGATTAGATTTTGGATTCTCTGCTGGAGGTCTACCCATTTTAGGGGACATAGTTTTCACCTGCCTTTTTGTAGCCCCGCAAGTATATTACTACTTGTAGCCCAAAATGTCAATAGCTATTATGCGATATTTTTTACGCCCCGTTTTCACGGGGCGTTTTGTCTTTCAGTTAGAATCGGTGTTCCACTTCCCGCCACAATTCTCCACTGCATACTCAATTTCAGAATCAGAAAAACCAGCGTTCTGGAGCAACTCAAGAAGATCATCCTTGGAAATGTCGGCGGCGTTCAAGGTTGATATGGCGGCAGCCAAAGCGTATTGGTCGTCATCATTCGAGGACAGTGAGAAAAAGCCGGAAACTTTTCCTCTAAATGTTACTATATATTCGTCAGCGTTTATTCGCCAGTCAGTCTCGCTAAGAGAAATCTTTTGTGTCTCGGACGTAGGATTATCTGAATTGTCATCCATATCAAAAAGCTCCTTGGCGGCCGCAGAAGCCTCAGTGGTGGATGTGTTGCGGTCAAGTGTGCACATTACTGCTGTCATTAAATCAATCGCACAGGCCTTTTTATTGATGTCATTAATCTCATCTGTTGGGAATACCAGTTCAATAGAAGTGATGTATAGATTATCGTCGTTGCGGTATTGTGACGCTATGGCATAAAAATCGCAGTTGAGGGAATCGCTTTGAATCTTTGCTACCCATTGTCCTCCGACTTCACTAAAGTCAGATTCGGTGGGCATTTTCATGTTATATCCAGTCGAAGTATTGCTCCCCTTCAGACTACTAAAATTCTCTGAGAGGTTCTGAGTGAAAACAGACATTGAACGGTAACCATAACGGGAAAAATAATAATCTGGCACGGATTTGTTGCGGCTGTCCTCATCTGCTCCAATATAGTTGTAAGTAATATTGCGTTTGTCCGTGTCGTATGAAAAACAAATATAAACTATCTCCGTGCTTTCTACTTCTCCGCCGTAACTATTCGTTGCACCATACTCGAGCATCACATACATAGTGCAATATTCGAAATCTCGATGCTCCTCTGGCGTTGAAACTTTTCCTGAATATCTGTGATATGAGTGAGGATTTTTCAAGTTCTCTTTCAGGAAATCTTCTGCTTTCTCGACAGCATCCCATTGGCCAAAGTAAATCATGCAAGTAGCAAGCTGATTTTCGTCCATACATTCGCTATACTCACGAATTATACGTTTAATTTCTTCTATGTTATCATTTTTCAGAGTTGAGACATAATCGACGAGATACACAGGGAACGTTCGCTCGAAGTCCTCGCAATAGGACATTTCTGCCTTTATTTCATCCGAAAGATTCTTGTAATCAGTATATAGCGCCTCGGCATCGGAGATATTCCCTGTCCAATCATTTACGAACGCCTTGATTTTCTCGTCGTAGATAGCCGCTTGAGACTTGTTGTAAAACGCCTGAGACTCCTTGTAGTCCCCCAAGGTTTCAAACATTGTGCTGGCGTTTTCGTAATCGCCATTCTCATACGCGTTCTGAGCTTTTTTGTAGTCGGACATATTGCATCCGCATAAGGAGAACGCCATGACCAACGCAAGGACAAGCGAGATAAGTTTCTTCATTTCATTGCCTCCTGTATTTATTTTCGGTTAGGATATTCATAGTGTATCATAGCAATGTGAGCAATTCAAGGGTGAAAGAAAATAGCAGGGCAAATAGCCCAGCCTTTGTTTCATTCCCTTTGTTGCGTTTCCTTTGTTTTAGTTGTTGACTTTCGCCGTAGAAAATGATATATTTTCACTAAGGACGGTTCCCGCTGGTGTCACAGCAAGAAACGGCCAACTCTACAAGTTTATAGCTTGAAATTGCCGCTTCTTGCTGGGGTTAGGGGGCGGCTATTTCTTTAGGTTTGCACCCAAACCAATAGCCGCGAGTACAAGCATAAATAGTGCTATTGTATCTGTTATACTCATGGCGATACCTCCGTAGTATGTAACTTGCAGAAGTTCGCCTCCCGTCTTTAGCTTGTAAGGATAATATCATATTATTCAGGATAATTCAACAAGAAAAGCTCCACGGATGACCGTGGAGCTTTTTGATCATCTGGGCATCGCCGCGTCCTCCGCGCATTTGCGAAGAAATGTACATGCGTCGGGTGCTACCATGGTGTTTGCATACAGTTCCTCATCTCGGGCGGTTTCGAGGCACACAGAGACGTCATAGGTGCCGGGTTCACCGAAACTCTTACAACATTGTGCGGTTTCCTTGAGTGCTGCAGAAACGGATTCTGTGACCGGCATATAAATTATTGTGTTGGGGGAATACCCTGCGCGACAAATACGGTTAAAGGGTGTGGAGCATGTAAGCTTCACGATATACTTATGCTTAACCGTCTGCGTTTTTAAGTTCTCCATGCTCGATAAGCCCTCCTTCATCAAAGCCTTCATAATAAAATTCCTCACTGCCCGCTTCGCCTTTCTTCGGCACTTTAACAAGCGGGTCGCGGAGCCGGTCAAAGCGCACCCTCGTGACTGTGGGGCGCGTCTGGGTAACTTTGCGCCCATCGAAACTATAGGAGACTGACTTGAGCTGATACTCCACAATGACAGTCTGCCCCTTTTTGAGATACTGCGTGACGACTTCGCTCATACGCCCGTAGGCCACGAATGATGGGAAATCATAGGTAGATTTGCCATGCGGGCGAAAGTCACGCTCACAGGCAAGGGTGAACTGCGCATAGGGCTTGCCGTCCACCGTGCCGTACTTCTGGACAGGGTCGCCGGTGAGATAGCCCATTATGCGCCCATCGTTCAGCATACCTCCACCACCAGTTTCAGTTTGTTTTCGTAGTAGACTGCGCACTCGTGGCTTGCACCGCCGCCGAAGATGCTGACGGGTATCATCCTGCCGCCGATATTGCCGAAGCTGAAAGCGCAGCCATGCGCGCCCTCAGTAAAGGCGACAGGCTCTTTGAAGTCCATGTCCTTGATATTGGGTACGAGCGAAAGCGACGTGGTGTCGATGCGCATGGACTGCGGCGCGATCTTTATCGCCGTGCCGTTATCAAAACGTATATGGTGCGCGGAAATTTTCTCGATCTTCATTTGCCAGAACCCCTTTCTTTTTTATCCCTGTATGGTTTGCACAGCGTGTACTTCCAGCCGTGCGGAACTTTTTCGAGCTTGTACCAGCCGTCATAGAAATACCTCGTATCGCCGAAGTATTTGCCACCGGGTGCAATGTTATTATACCACGTGTCGTAATCCGGGTAAATGCCGGAATTGATATTTGCACGGCAGTATTCAAGAACCTTTTCGGGATCCCGCTCCTGCGTGTAAATTTTCGCTATCTTATAGTGATCGCCGCCGTACTCGCGCTGACCGGCGAATAGTTTCTTGTGGTACATTCTCTTTACCTCCTATCTGAATTTTATCGTCACGTCATATTCCTGCTTGAGCGCGTTCTTGACGTCTGCGAATGAAATGTCTCCGGCGTTGAGCTGGCCGCAGTAGAAATCAACCTCTTTGGCAAGGCGCTCTATCTCGTCGTTCGGGAAGCCGTGCTTGTCCTTAAGGATGAAAAGCATCATCGTGGAGATAAAGCTCGCACCCTCTGCGTGTCCGAGAGCAAGCGCCCTGTCGACGTCCTGCTGAGTGCGCGGAATACTGCGGGGAGATTTCTTTCTCGCCATTATTCCCTCCTATCCTCGGTCGTAAATGTTATTTTGCTGCCATTGGGGAACTCGAAATTGAGCCTGCATCCGAAGAAGTCTGCCGCGCCGATAAGATCGGACACGGAGAAACTATCTTTCTGGAACTTGTTGCTCAAGGCTTGTGGGGAAATACTCAAGGCTTCGGCAAGCTCTCTATGCGTCGTGCCGGTGAGCGCAAGCAAAGCCTTGACCTTTGTACCGACCAAATCTGCATCACTCCTTAAATTAAATCAAACGAAATTACGGATTAAAGAAACGGCAAAGCGGATTAAAGCGTTTATCATTTTCGTGAGGCCGCGAAAATGGTCGTTTCGTCTGCCTTTTTTGCACGGTCTGCACAGTCGGCCCAGAACGTGGCGGCGGATTGCGGAGTGACAAATGCAATAGGAGTCCGATGCTTTAGGCTGACGCACGTCACGCCGAAGAGCGTCTTTGCCATGCCCCGCGCTGGGAAGGTCAGGGATGTTATATGCGTCTCCGCGCCGCACCATGGGCATGGGCAGAGAGATACGCCCTCCGGCGTCGGGATGGTCTCAGGGGCGGGTCTATTCCTCATGGCCGCCTCCTTTTTTCTCCCAATGACTGCCCTCTTTACAGTCGATGCAATACTCAGCGGCATCCACGCTGAAGCTATGCGCGCACGTATAACATTTGAAATCCATGCGGTGGCATTCCATCTGCTCAAAATAGAACACTATCGGCTTTTCTCTCTCTACAACGTTTCCGTAGACGAGGCCGACCTTGTAAATGTAGTTTTCTCGGAGTTTCTTCGGAATCTCCTGTATGTATCGTCTGAAAGTCTCTAAGGTATTTGCGCGCTTGTAGTGGTTACACATTCGGCACGACGGCATGAGGTTCGAGATATCGTCTGTTCCCGCATCCTCAATGCCCCAAGCTCTCAGGGGCTGGAAGTGGTCAACCTGCATATCCTTGTAGGCAATCGCTCTGCCGCAGTAAGCACAGTGCCCGTTGTATTTGCGATATACGGTCTCGCGGGTCTTTTTACTTATTGACATTACATACCCCTCTCCCAAATTTCTCGATAGATTCGGAACTGTTCTCGAAGTGGTGCGGGAATCAATCTCCGCTCCATCTCAAGCATGAGCAATCGCTCTGCTTGGCGCTTGGACATGCGGTTTTTCTCCTTTGGCGGGAGCCTGCCCTCTTTGGCCGCGATCGCAACCGGATTTGTTTTATGCTCACCCATGCTTAATCCTCCTATTCCATGCTTCACGTGCTTTTTCAGACAAATATGTAAGCCCGGATGTTGCGCAACACCTATTGCATACCACGGTGTACGCCCAGCGTCGTCCTTCCGTATCTACTACCGCGTCAGGATCGATGCTTATATCTGCCTGTCCGCCGCAAAACGGGCACGGTCTAAGTTTGTCCATTAGCTTCGGCATCCTTTCTCGTTCTGAGTTTCCAACCAAGGAAGCCGCTTTCTCTAGTCATATAAAGTTCGTACTTTTTCAGTGTCTCGTAGGCTTTATCGGTGCAGCAACAGTCATCTGCAGTGCACTCGCGATTTTCTCTGTCCCAATGCTCACAATTAGGACAGACAAAGTGAAAGCAGAAATCCTGGCATGCCTCCTGAAAATCATCAGCCGTCATCCCGCTATCATCCGGATCAACGTATCCCCAAAGTTCGTTAGCGAGGAAGTCGCACTTCTCATGTGAAAACCAGTCGTACACGCTTCCTTCGTAGACGAGGGTGTCATATTTGTACCTTTCCCCCGGCTCTATGTACTGATTGCAGAATGAGCACACATGGCGCTTCCGGGCTTTTCTCCACTGCGATTTCAATATGTCAGGCATTGGCGTTCTCCTTATCCTCGAACCGTTTGAGGCGTTCGCGCAGTTCTGCGCATACCCATGCGGCCTGATAGAGAAGCGCTAAAATGCCCTCTATGCTGTCAGTTCCATCGAACAGCCACTCTGCCATAGCAAACGAAATATCGCTATCAGACATAGTTTTCGGCGGCACAACGGGTTCCGTATACGACTCCATGAGCCCTCGCGTTAAGTCAGTCAGGCTTATGTCCGCACCATTCTCTCCGTATCCACGCACCCATGTTTGCTTATCTTTGACGTAGAACAGATTCAGTGCCATTTCGAGATTGCTTTCAGGGGTATCAGTTGTAAGTCTCATATATTTTTCTCCTTTCTCACTCCACCGCTGCAAAAGAAATCGTCCTCCACAGGGATGCAACCGTAGAACGCGCCCATCGGCTCCGAGCAGAATCTCTTTCCGAACTCTGTAAGTCCGCTCCTCTTACAGTCTTTGCAACGCACCACTGTTACAGCGTAGCCTTTCAGCCGCTCTAACGCTCTTTCGCAGGTAGGGCACAAATCTTGCGGCGTGACAGACCCGAACCACGCCCCGCACGCTTTACAATCAGGCATTGTCATCACCTCCGCCCATTCTCGCACCACACATTGGACAAAAAGGCGTTTCTTCCCACGGTTCGGTCTCGTAATCATACTCGACTTCGTCCGGTTCCTCCCATCCACAACGGGTACATCGTCCATCCAGCCAGCGTGCAGGTGCCACTTGTACATATCCCTTCTGAATCGCCATGCGCTTAAACTCGCTCTCAGTAGGTTCGTGAATCACCTCGACCTCGGCAGCGGGAATATTATCCAGCACGCATATTGCGTCGTCCTTTACCAAGAATCGCGGATCGTACAAATTTGTTGCCCACTCACACAACTCGCGCTTTGCATCCTCTCGCTTGATGCAGTCAGACATTTTTCAAAACCTCCATATCATATCCGCTTCGGATAAACTCAAGTGTTTTCTGGTGGTGAACAGCGTTACCAAGCCGCTGATAGATAATCGCCATATCCTCTGGGGTGAACGACGTTCCGAGGAACGAATTGATACCCTGTCGGTGGTATTCATGTACCTCTCTGTTTCTTTTTTCGGTGTGATAGTGCATGCTCTTGTATGCGTCTCGTGACAGCCATTCCAACACCTTAGCTCTCACATCTTCCTCCGACGCGCAGTTCTCAAGTCGGAAGTAGGAGTTTACGCGTGGATTGCGGTCTGCCACAAACTCCAACTGGCCATTTATCAGGGAATTGGGGAAAGCTCGCAGAAGTCTATGCAAAACAGACAGGTCAATCATTTGCCATACCTCTCTTTAATAGCCCCCCATTCCTCGCGAGTAATTATGCCGTCACAATAGGCACGTTTCGCGCTTTCTATTGGTTCCAATTCGGGGTACATTTCATGGATGATAGCCATCATTTTTTCCGCTTTCGCCATGTTTGCGACATGATTTCTGTACACACTTTCAATCATTTACATGTTCCCTCCCCCATCATTTCCGCAGCAACACAAACTTTACCCAAAACGGCAAGTCAGAGCTGGCAATCCATATCTTAAAAGCAAAAACAAGCGCAATAAAGATGACGATTACAACGATCCATGCAAGAGCACTTTTATCCATGCGAGTCCCTCCTTTCACTGATATTCCAATTACAGCGCGTAACTATATACCAGCAAGAGCCATAGTCCTCTATGTGGTCGTCGGTTCGCGTAAGGCCATTATTGTGCGCGACCGCGAGTATCGCTTGAAGCAGCGCAGTTTTCCGGTCGAAATAATCTTTTGCCGCTGCGGGTATATTCCACGTTGGCAGGAAAATCACATACGGGATATCGCTCCAAAACGGAGTGAGATCATATTCAACATCTTTGATATCCGGTAACGCCATCAGCTCCGCATGAAGTTTTTTCATCTGTGCCTCTATGCCGAAAGCCTTCATCGTCTTTATATCACGTTCACAGAATCCCACTGTTGTCAGCTCCTTCCTCATGTCGCAGCGCTCAAAAGCGGCTGGGTCATTTGCGCGGCCTCAATAATATATTTCGACGGATTGACCATCACTTTTTCATACTCCTCTGCGCCCTGAAACTCATCTATGACAGTCTTTTCCTCGGCGGACATATCCGCATAGTGCTTGCGCCCGTAGCTCGGAGGGAGCCAACTGCGCTCTCTGGCGGCGTAGATATTCAGCCTGTCGATAAGCGGCGCGGCCTCCGGCTTAAACTTGATGTGACATGTGCCCTTTTTATAAAACTGCGCCGTGAACCATGTCAGGTCAACGACCGTCTCGCCCGCCGCGATAGCGTGCTTTACCCACGCGGAAACATTGCGCTTCTCTGTGGTCTCGCCTCGGTCGAGGTAATTCAGCGCACGTTCGAGGTCGCTCAGTTCTCCATAGACCGTATACTCGTTTAGTTCCCTCTCGTTTTTCCAGCCGCCGTAACTGCAAAATCCGTTTATTGGGAGGATGACTTTCGTGCCGACCTTGTGGGCTTTATTCGTCGCCCAGCCGTTATAGTAGTGAATATTCTTCTGGCACTCCGGGAACCATGAATACTGCGCGGAGAATTTTTCAAAGAGAGCGTCTATACTCTCCTTCACACCATCCACGAGCTGCGCGTTGAGGTCATAGTAGACCTGCTGGAGGTTGAAGAGGTTGAAATCATAGCCACAGAGCTTATCGACCATTGCGGTGTAGTCCTTCTGCATCTTCGAGGTCATACGGGATGTAAACTCCGGCTTGTTGAGCAGACCGCGCCAATACTTCATGCGCAGGGCTTTCATGTACCGCTCTATACCGGACGTGCCGACCGTCTTGAACTCTCTGCCGTTTATGTTGATGGATATAAGCGGCTCTATGTAGCTTTTGGATGCGTCTAAATCGTCCATCATATAGGGCGTGAGTGCGTTGTATTCTTCTATGAACTTCCTGCCAAGCTGCGCTTCAAAGTCAAAGGACTGTATCATCTGCTCCGCCCAAGAGCCGTACACCATGGCATCGGGTTCTGGCTCGTTATTGTGCAGCTCTTCGGTCTGCGCTTTTTTGAGGTTCTCAAAGATGGTTGAGCTCTTGCGCTGCGTGGGGATATTCACATAGACCACGGCCACTTCGACATCGGTTCTGCGCTGTGCGTGCTTAAATGCGTCACGGACAAACTCTATCTTTGCGCCATACTCCGCGAGCTTCTGCTTGAGGACTTTGCGGCGGTTGGTGTACGGATTTCTTATCGTCTCGGCATTGAGCAGGCATACAATTTGACCGCCGTCAGCCTGAATCTCCAACGCTTTCAAAAGATGCTCGTCACCGTTTGAAAATGGCGGGTTCATTATGATGAGGTCATAGTGCTTATGCGAATGGAAAGTAAGGAAGTCGTCGCCGATAACTCTGTAGTTTTTCCCGCGAAGCAGGGCAATGAGGTTTGCGTCGTGCTCGATCATGTCCACAGACTCGATATCGAAATCGCCATTGTGGCGGCGGTTGCGCTTCAGAAACTTTATGTACAGCTCGGCAAGATCACCTTTTCCCGCTGACGGCTCCAAGACTGTACAGATTTCGTCGGGCTCCTTTATATTTCCGAACATCTTTCCCGCAAGCGCGCTGGGCGTGGGGAAAAATTCAGCGTTTGGATCGGCAAGGTACGAAACGATGTCTGTACCGGTTTCGGGGACTTCTTTATATTTCTCGGCAATTAACTGTTTTGCCTCAAAGAGAGTGGCCGCATCTCCACGGTAGCCGCCCTCCACTGATATGACCGTGTAATATAGCTTGTGTCTGCCATAGTTATCGCGGTGCTGATTTATCTCCCCAATCTTTCCACAGTTTGTGTACACCTCCCAACGCAGTTGACCTTTGGGGTAACGCTCCATGAAATCCTTATAAGGTGACGTTACAAGTCTCTGCTCAAAGTGAAAATGCAATGTGCTGTAATACTTCTTCATGTGTTCCTCCCTGTTTCTGTGTGGTTCTCTATATCTCTTTTCCGAACATGTTCGCGATCTTCTTTCTGCCCTTGACAGTCACAAGCGTCTGTGCGCCGGTTTTCTCGCCGTTGACGTATTCCTTGAGAGTGAAATAGCCGTTATTGGTCTCGGCGTATGGTCTGAGTTGCTGTTTCTTGTCTCTGTAAAGATAGCCCGCGGCAATTAGTGAACGTATCATTTCGCGCTCCCCAATGTGCAGTTCTTTGGCGGTCTCTCGGAACGAGAGATCGTTCCCGCGATCAATAAGGGCATCGAAGTAACTGACTTTCGGCGTATCAGCCTTGACTTTTTCGTTGAGCCGCTTGACCGTCTCAAGGGTAGAACGGAAAAGGAGCTTCGTCTGCTCGTCCGCGTAAGACAGATATGCGTCGATGAACGCATCTTCGTTTGCCACGTAGCCGCCGGTGCGTCTTATAGTCGGAATGATTTCATCAGCAACAAGCGCCTGAAACTTCTCGGCGGTTTCGTTCTTTGCTTTCATCGCGAGGCGGTAGAAGATGTTTTCGGGGATGTAATCACCCGTGGTACACTTCTGTTCCACACCCAAATCTGACAGATACCCGCGAACGCGCGTCCAGTTGACGACTTCATTTCCGCTGTCGGCTTTCTTCACAAATCCCAGCCCGCGTGCAACCGCTTCGAGGTCGAGGTACGCAGTTCCGTCCTTTTCGTAGCAGTCCACACCGCTGATGTTCATAATTTCGTTTGACATTTGCTGTATTCCTTTCTGATTCCATGTAGTTCTTCTGAGGTGTTGGGATGGTAGCATAGCTGTCAAGCGCAAAATCGGTGTTTCTCTCGGTTTCGATGTCAAATACGCAGATTTTTGTATTGTATTCATAATGCTTTGCCAATCTACGCGGCAAATTTTGTGCAGTTCTCCCCACGTAGTCGGGTAATTCTCTGTGGCTCTCCTCGACCTTGTGGGGTGATTCTGTACAGATCCCCCGACGTAGTGACCTAATGTTGTACAGCCCTCCCGGAGGACGTTTTGGGAACGTAGTGACCTGTTTCTGTGCAGTTCCCCTAACAAGCTTTTGGCGGTGATATGGTGTAGAAATAAAGCAACTGAACATCCATATTAAATGTGGCTGCGGTGAAGTCGCGCCAGTTGTCAAACTCACCTTCGTGCAACTCGCCCTCACACAGCCATTCGGCATAAATCTTCATCTCTGTGTCTTACATCTCCTTTATCAGCTTTATAAAGCCCTGCTGCTTGAGGTTCTTGAGCCAAATATGCAGGAACTCGTCAAGGCTCACGCGCAGACGCTGAGAGTACATCATCTGGCCGTTCACTTCCTTGTAAACTTCGTCGTAGCTCCCGGTATAGTCATTTCGGAAAAGTACCGGCTCAATGGTCTGCGCATCCTCATCGACCGCAAACTCGATCTCAGGATCAGCCATAAGATCGCCGTTCTGCTCGGAGTAATGCGCGATGTAGTACACGGGGCGACCTTTATAGTCCGAGAAGTAAAGGAACTCGGCGGCAAGGCTCGTGCACGGTTCATTCTCCACACTGATATGAAAGTCGTGTCGAGAAAGCGCCTCCAAGATGGGGCGCAAGTCCTGATAGTTCTGCTTCGCGTGTTTCAGTTCGGTCATGTTCGTAAATCCTCCCAAGTATTTTGCGGGCGCGTGTTCACACAAACCCCCGCAGTTTTTCTATTGGCCGTGTTCAGGGGCGCGGAAACTTCCC